ACGGGCCAGGCAGCCAGAAAGAAATGAAGACTGCGGCTATTATTAAAAGAAGCGTACTGGAAAATGAGCCTACCAAAGTAGCCATGCGCCGCAACAATGTTGTAAGTCTCTTCTTCTTGTCCGAACTTATAGCCATAGTTTTGAGAAATTTCTTCAGTCGTCTCACGAATAAGCGAGGACGTGACAAGCGAACCGTGCATAGCACTGAATAGCGAGCCACCAAACACACCGGCTACCCCGAGCATATGAAGTGGATTCATCAGGATGTTGTGCTCAGCCTGGAACACCAGCATGTAGTTGAATGTGCCGGAGATGCCAAGAGGCATTGCATCAGAGAACGAACCTTGACCGAACGGGTAGACAAGGAATACAGCCGTGGCGGCTGCAACTGGAGCTGAGTATGCGACAAAGATCCAGGGCCTCATTCCTAGTCGATAGCTAAGCTCCCATTCGCGTCCCATGTAAGCATAGATGCCAATGAGGAAGTGGAAGACGACGAGCTGGAAGGGGCCGCCATTGTAGAGCCATTCATCAAGCGAATTAGCTTCCCAAATTGGGTAGAAGTGTAGTCCGATGGCATTGCTGCTCGGAACGACGGCTCCCGATATGATGTTGTTTCCATACATCAGACTCCCTGCTACAGGTTCACGAATACCGTCGATGTCCACAGGAGGGGCAGCGACAAAGGCAATAATAAAACAAATGGTGGCTGCGAGTAGGCACGGGATCATAAGAGTGCCAAACCACCCAACATAAAGACGGTTGTTAGTGCTGGTTACCCATTCACAGAATTGATCCCAAGTATTTGATTGTCGAGCTGCAATAGCAGTAGTCATTAATTGAGTCTGGTAACTTTAATAGTTCCAACACCCGATCCAGTGAGACCGATAGCATCAGCCGCACCTTTACTAAGATCAAGCTCCCTTCCATAGATGTAGGGACCACGATCTGTTACCCGTACAATGGCACAACTCTTGAAACAAACACGAAGGCGTGTTCCAAAGGGCAGTGTCTTGTGCGCTGCAGTAAGGGCATCTTGGTTGAAGCGTTCACCGTTGGCAGTGAGGTTCCCGTTGAAACCAGGACCGTACCAACTAGTCAACACTGAAAGAGTAGTTAGAAGAGGTAGCATAATAAGTAAGCAAAGGACTTTCTTATCTCCGTCTACACATTCCCGTTAGGGAAGATTCCCTACTAATCCTCGCTAAAAGTAGGGAATTATTACCGAGCGGTAATAGCGATGAAGCGATTAATGGTCGCTAATCGCTTCATTTTTTAGAAGCGCCGCGCTTCTCTTTGGTTTCAACCTTTTTAGATTCTTTAGATTCGTGCTTTTTCATGGCAGCTTTAGAAGCGTACACTTCTTTGCCACCGTACTCTTTGATTTTTTTAGCAGGCATTACCAGATACCAGGGATAATTTGACCAGTCAGCGCGTAAGCACCAATAGCAGCCACGAAGCCAAGCATAGCAAGGCGACCATTCAGCTTCTCAGCACGCTCATTGTGAGGCACACCGTAAGGATGATCAGTCATAATAATTGGAGGTTCTTTAGCAAAGAGATTTTGTTGACCGTATTCGTTAGTGGTTAGCATCAGTATTGGATAGAAGAACGTTCAAGTTTGTCGAAGACATCCTGCCTGTAGGCGGGGTCATTGTCGTAACGAGGATCGTTCATCGCACGGACGACTTCCGCTTGAGAACGGAAGACATCCACCGTTTGATTTGCTGCCTTTCCACTGAGAAGCCGTCCTTCATAGCCAACAGCATTCTCGTACTCAGCGCGGAGACCAGCGACAGCGAGTTGGATAGCCTGAAGGTTGCCAGACTCCACCACGTTATCGAAGGCTTGGACATAATCGGCAGGGAGGTTCTCTCCTGCCCAGGTGACGAGGTTCTGGTAAGCAGCTTCACCGCCAACAGAGTTCTGTATGACATTCACTTCTGCTTGAGAAAGATCAGGAACCTCGGAGTAGTCCTGCTGAGGCATCTGCTGTTGGAGCTGCATGTAAGCCTGGACTAACTCCTGGCTAGACATCTCTCCGAACTTAGCCAGCGTCTCAGGGGAGAGCTGACCACCGTTGTTGTAGTACTCATTGGATGCTTCTTGAATCAGAGCAACACCAGGAGTGACTTCAACATCAGGCTCATCAGTCGTATCATCTACCTCTGTCTCATCCTTGTCGGGAGCTTCACGGTCACCTAGCTTCCGTTGGAGTTCGATGTAAGCAGCTTCAAGTTCTTCTGCATTGCGGTACTTACCAGCAAGCAGCTCCTCTTGTTGTTGAGCTAGCTGTTCACCAACCTGCAGGGAGTCTAGTTCTTCCGCAGAAAGCTCACCCTCTGGAAGTTCAGTAGGGTCATACGTCAGCGTGTTTGTCATAGGTGGTAATTACTTCGAGGTTTCCGAGGCCAACTTTGGTAACTTTCTTGCCAGAAAGGTCGCTACCAATGAGGGTCCTACGGGCGTATTTGTTTTCGGGTACAGTCTCTGGCTTACTGACCGGGGGGAGGGGCTTGCGGGCCACCTTCTGTGGGCGGGTTGCTTTGTTGTCCACCTAACATCTCCATCATTTGGGGGTTCTTTGAGGGGTCTGCCATTGGGGCACCTGCAAGCTGACCTGCCTGATCGACAAGGGACTGCTGCATCTGTTGCTGCATACCTTCTTGCTTCTCCTGTTGGAGCTGCTCGGCGGTCTTAACAAGGTTCAGTACATCGATACCCTGAGCGGCAGCCAGACGCTTGATAGCCTCTTCTGGGTTGATGTAACGCTGTAGTGCTTCGGGACCCATTGTCTGTGCAATGGCTGCAATGAAGTTAGTCAAGGACTCTCGGTCCTGACCACGACCCAAGGCGTTGATACCAGCAACGATGGTTGGCTTCACCAGATCCTTAGGAATCTTGGGGAGCTCACCGTCACGTTGTAGCACCATCAGTTTGCGATTCAGATAGGGGACCAGGAACTCAACAGTCAGCAGACTGAAGAGACCACCAAGCTGTTGCTCTAGTTCCATCTGAGTCATACGCACTTCCTCTGCAGTGGTGCGCTCGCTGTTCCTTACATTCAAGACCAGGAAGGCTTCGCTGATTCGTTGAGTCAGCATCCCCACCATCTCTTGTGCTGTACGGAAGTCAGCAGTCTTACCCACCTGGATCACAGCAATGTCATCAGGTCGACCCTGGACGATTGCTCCGTTACCAGCTTGGGCAATGGTTTGTGGTTTAGTAGTCGAGGAGGGAGACACAGTGAAGATCACCTTTGCTGCTGCAGCGGTGCCTTCTACCAGTGCTTGGCTCAGGGCTTCAAGGGAGCGGAGGTCACCAAGGAACTCCTCTACCCTGCCCCGTCCATAGTCCTCTCCATCGCATGTATTAAAGCGAAGGACAAGCCACGGATTGGCATTCTTAGGTGCAGTCGAACGGCTACCAGGAATGATCTTGTCGAACACTTCCTGATGCCAGACCCACCGACCGTTCTCCAATCGTACGTAGGTGTAGACCTCAACGTCGTTGTCATTACTCCCTTGCTTATCTCCGTCATCCCCAGGAGCGTTAGGGATAACATCAGGGATCTCTAGTAACTTGCGATCAATCAGCTCTTTGGTAACGATCTCTAGCAGTTCTCCATTGCCGTCACGATTAACCACGTAACGGTTGAGGGGGAAGTGCTTCAGACCATCCTTGCCCATGAACAGGAGGGCATTACCTCCTACCACGAGATGCTTGATGGCTTGGTGGACTGTGACTCGATCACTAGAGGCAGCAATGGAGTCCATCACCATTCTCTCTAGCTTGGCAAAGCTCAGGTCCATCTCGGATCTGATCTGTGCAGGGATCTCAGTGCCTAGTTTGTCGTCACGAATCTGTAGCTTGAAGAACGTAGTCTGAGGTGGCAGCAACGCCAGCATCAACTTAGATGCCAGCGTCACAACACCTTTAGCTCCAACACTCTGCCAAGGAGTAACAAGGCGACGGTGATTGGAACGATCATTCTCCTCCTGGATCAGGTAAGGGAGAGTGAGCTTGCTACATTCAACTGCAACATTCAAGAACTGAGAACGGTTACTAGCTAGTGCGTCGTACCTAGTTCTTGCTGTCACAGGTTCAGTCCTCCTGCACTACCCGTCCCAGTGTTGAGAGGAATACGGAGCTGAGAGGAACCTTTAGAGAGGGAGCCTTGCTGGGCTCGCTTACTTTGTGCTCGCTTCATTTGTACCTCCTGTTCCTGCACAGGGCGAGGAGCCTCAGGCATTACAGGCGTAGGAG